ATATTGAAGCTGGGTTATACCGTTGATTCATTTATTGCCGATGCAATCAAGGTGCTTGATTACAAGCTGTCTAAAAAACAAGACCCGCCTTACTCATTGCTTTACTTCATCAACAGAAAAGAAAAACAAAACAAGCCTATCGATATACAGGGCTTGATAAATAAAGTGGTTGTAAACACTAAGCTTTAGTGCAATAATGCAACATGTTTTGGGTGTGACTTGTGACGGCTTGTCTGGTCGATAGGCGATGTGGTGTCACCCAAAATCACCGCGAAGCCACATCGCCATAGACATAGGAGGTACTATGATTAGAACAGGATTTATTGGAGGGTCAGATCTCTACAGCATTATGCGTGGAGATTGGCATGACTTGTGGCAGGTTAAGATGGGCATGAAAGAGGCCGATAACCTTGACCACATATTCAAGGTGCAGCTTGGCACATACACAGAAGCGTTTAACATTCACTGGTTCTGTCGAGACACAGGGCATGACGCATCACAAGAGCAGCAAGAACTGAAGAGAGTTGTTGCTGGCGTGCCATTCAAGGGTACTGTTGATGCCTTTGTCACATCAGAAGAGGGCAAGACATCACTGTTGGAATGCAAACATACCAGCAGCAATCGCTCGATGTCTGACATGCTTGATGCCTACATGCCACAGATACAATTATACATGGCACTGTCTCATCATGATCAAGCCTATCTGTCTGTCATCTTTGGCAATGACATTGATTATTGTTGTGTTGAGTATGATCAGGATTACTTTGATGTTGTTGTTCAGAGATGCCAAGAGTTCTGGCAGCTGGTAACTAGCAAGACAGAGCCAAGCCATGATGTAGCATCATGGAAAATTGATTGGTCGCAAGTTAAAATCAATGGCCTTAAAGCTAGAGATGCTAATGGTGACAATCATTTCATGTCATTGGCTCATGATTATGTAATGACCATAGCCAAAGCCAAAGAGCATGAAGCTTGTAAGAAAGAATTAAAGTCACTGATTATGGATGATGAACGTGAAGTGTTCTGTGACTTACTAACCATCAAGCGTGACAAGCGCGGTGCTTGTCGCATCACAGTCAAGAGTGAGGTACAATCATGACACAAACTAACAAGACTACATCACCACCAAAAAATTTAGCAGAGGCATTGCTTGCCTTTCAAAAGCTAGCCGTTGTTGCCAAAAAGGATTCAAAGAATCCACACTTCAAAAGCAATTACGCATCTCTCGAAGCTGTTATCGATGCAGCTAATGAAGCTACCAAGTTTGGTATATGCTTTACGCAAGAGATTGACTTTGAGTTCAATGGCGAAACAGGCATGACGTTTGTGCGCACTGTGTTAATACACGCACCATCAGGTGAAGAACGTGTATCTCGCACACCAATCAGATCAAAAGATCCAACAGATCCACAGAAGATGGGCAGTGGTATCACATACGCCAAGCGTTATGGATTGCAATCTGCCTTTGGCCTACCATCAGAAGATGATGATGGCAATCAGGCATCACAAGGCAGCAGCAGAGAAGTTAAGTTTGTTAAACCCACAGCCAACAAGGAGGCATTTTAGTGGACTATGATAATACCAACAGGGGGGCAGTGTTCCCCCCATTAGAAAACCAACGCTTGCTATTAACAGGGAGCATTGATATGGATGGTAATGGCAAGAAGTCTCTTGCCCTCATAACAGACACAGACAAGCAAGACCGTGATGTGTTTGTTGTTTATCAACGTGTCGGTGTGTTGTATATGAACGAAGATGCAACATCAGAAAACAAACAGCCAGCCTACTCAGGTCCAATGGATGGCGACATGCGGCTAGCTGCATGGCGATCAGAATCAGAAAAAGGAACCAAGTTCCTTTCACTGAAGCGTGAACCAAAACAGGGCAAGGCTGCGCCACAGGAGGCGCAACAGCATGCGCCGCAGGTTACTACATCTAACAGTGCTTATGACGATGTAGTGCCATTCTAGGGCGATTAACAGCATATCTAGGCGGGGATGTTACCCCGCCTATTTAATTGGAGTATCTCATGAGTAAAACAAAAACAACATATGCTGCACGCAACCCACACAATAGATGTTGGTCATCTGTTATGGGACATGATGATGCAAAGCGGCGTGAACTTTTCTCACCAAAGCAAAACAATCTTCCACCTGATGCATTCGCTGATGAAGCTGAAGTTACCGATGACGTTGGGATTTATTACACCCGCATGACAGAGGTTGAAGGTGGCTGGTCATCGCTTGGCGAGTATCAAAAAACAAACAAGGAATCGTGATGAACAGAAAATATTTTATAAACAAACTACAAGAAACAGTTGATGATCGTGGCAATGACTACGGATCACCAGCAGAAAACCTGCAAAACATTGCAAACTTCTGGTCTGAATACAAAGGCACTCAATTTAACATACAAGATGTAGGCATCATGATGATGCTGTTAAAAATTGCACGCCTTAAACAAGACATCGGACCACAAAGACAACGCTATTCTTTTGATAGCTGGTTAGATATTGCAGGTTATGCTTTGGTTACTACCGAAGCGATCTCCGATACTGAAGATAGTTTGCACCCTCTTGAGGGTCGGCAAAACATTGCACCCATGAAACAGGGCTAGTGTTATGCGGGTCAATGACTTGCATGATTGCTTGCCCAAAACGCTGTTGCTCAAAACCTTTGGTGAACGCATAGGTGTCGTGGTATTTGTAACCTCTCGCTCTCGCAAGCCAAGCTGTGGCTTCCTCTTCTACGAGTTCGATCTGACCCAAAGCCCAATTGTGCTTGTGTCCACTTATATACAGCGAAGCGTTACTCTTGAACCGCGCCATTTTGTTTTGCGCATGAAGCGCATTCCATTGGCTATGCCCAGGCATATCGTGCGCAGCGTGGATGCGACAGTTTCTTCCGTTAGGGAATTGCAACTCGATGCGGGCTTCCCAATCCTCAAGGATAGAGTGCGGGCTGGCAAGCCATTTAAGGGGATCACCTGCGCCGGACCACATATCATGATTGCCGCCAATCAAAATCATCGGCTTCATCTCGTCAATTAACCACTCGACAAGTTTCCATGCAGTCTTATGAGATGTGTCTTGCTCACCATACAAGCGGCCTAAACGTCCAACCCAATTGTTTTGATAGTCGCCTAGATTGCAGCCGTATATATTATCTTGTGAATTAATTATAGCTAGATGGGATCGTAATGAATCCCAATCACAATAGTTATCATCGATATGAGGGTCGCCCATCCATAGCAATCCAATGGGTTCATCCGACTTCATCTTAATCGGAATCCATTTCTTTGCTTCTTTGTTGGCTTTGCGTTTTTTAAACCTGCTATGAAGCTGATCAACAACTTGATCAATAGGAATATCATCTTCAGGCAATGGGGTTAGTTCGTACTTAGGTTCTTCTTTGTCCTGTTCGTACTTCTTAAACCACCTTTGAAGTGTGGCTATTGGAATGCCACTTGCCTCACTAGCTGCTTGATATGTGCCATGCTTTTCATAAAGTTCTTTGGCTTGATTCTTCTGGTCATTGGTTATGGTCATTGCATTCCAACATCAGTTGTTTCAACTCTTCGCCGCGAGACTTGATTTGTTGAAACCACAGGGAATCTTGCATTTCTAATGCAGCACGATCATAATCACGATCTTCTAAAGCTGCAATCATTTTCTTAAACCTAGAAAATCTAGGCCAACCAAGGTTAAATACCATCGATGCTAATACAAGCTGCGCTGGATGAGGCAAGTCACGCCACCAATCCATACGATCATCGAGTTCATTAACGGCAACAGAAACATCATCTGATAGTATCTGCAAAGCAGCAGCTTCAGAAATAGGTTCTTGTAGATTGTGACCGTATCCAATGGTAGGCACTCCAACTGTATCGGTATACATTGTAAGCACCTTGCCTTCATGTTTGGCAATAAGGTTTGTTAACTCGTCAATCATTACTTGCGCTTTCCAATAAACTTGGTTGCACCACGCATAGCAAATGTTGCCGAAACAATCAAACCCAAACTGTACTGATACCACTCAGGCATATTATCAAGCGCAGTAAATCCATCTGCAACAATCTGCCTACCCCAATCACCACAGAAAGCAAGAATAAGTGGCACAGAAAAAAGCAAGGTCAGCCACTCGTCCTTCCAGCTAGTCAAGCTACCCTCTGCCATGATCTTCTCCCACCCAGCTTCATGGGTGGCAGCAACCTTCATCACTTCTGCTTCAGCACTTGCTTTTGCTACAGCTACAGCTGTCTTGCCCTTCTGCTCTTCAACCTTGCGTTCTAAAAAAGAACCAGCAAGACTAGCTATTGGATTTATT